CTTCGAGATTTGTGAACTTAATTTGTTCCATGTGTTTGTTAATAGAAATTAGTAAACAACAATTGAAGGTATAACACCTTCGTAAACTAGTGTATCACAAAGTGCAACACCTGTCAAATAATTAATTAATCGAAGGCATCTCGTTTCTTCAAAACTTCCACCTGAGATTCGCATCTGGGGCAAGATAGATTGGTCATTACAGAAAACTCAGGATATCCTCCCATGCCTTCTTCTATGTCCACATCACCGCCAATAATTAAATCGCTATCGCACCAGTAACAGTTCATTCTTTTCCAAAAATTAATTCATGGGCAGAAATATTTAAATTTAGTTCCCATGCCTTTACAAGTAATTTTTTTTGTATAGAGGTAGGAATTGTTCCCTGCCTTTTCCATTTAGATACAGAACCTGCATCCCTGCCTATCTGGCGTGCCAATTCACGGACACCGCCAAATTCTTCAATGCATAGTTCGTATGGGGTTTTAATAGTTGTTTCCATATCTATATATTGCCATAAATGCAACATTAATACAAGTAATTAGGCAAAAAAAAAGAGGGTTGTTACACCCTCTCTTCTTCTTCCAACTTTAGTCTGTGTGTTTCGCTCATCTCTTGCAGCTTTTCGTATAGCTCACGAGGTGAGTACTTGTACATTGCGTTTTCGCCAAGTAGAACGTCACATACGTTTATAACAAACCAATGTTTGAGCATTGGCTCACCAGTAAATAATCCACCGTCTTTGTCATAGTCATCAACCGCTTGGCGGTAGTGATGTAATTCCATGATGCCCTCTTTGTCTGGGTCTGGTGGTGTTCCAAATTGAAAAGTCATTAGTTGTCCTCCTGTAACCAATCTGCACCGTATGGTTTTTTGTAATGAAAAATGTTGAAATGCTTTATGCAAAACATTCTGATTGGATCAATTAAATAATCTTGTAAAAAATAAACTACATGATCTTTAAATGTTGGATCATCAGGTACATACTCAAATTGATCTTCTGGACAATAGTTTTCAATTGAGTCTGGATCATTCCAGTTAATGTATTGATCAATGTTGTTGTTGATTCTTTGCATATCAAATAAGGATTAGGAATAAAAGTAAATAAGGAAATAGTGCAAAAGCCATAGGTCTATCCATATACAAGTGAGTTAAAGGTCATAATCTGCAATATTGAGTCAGCTACTGAAGCATCAATATGCCCTAAATTGCTTGTCAAGAAAGCTTGGAATATTTCACCACAATCATGTTTATTTAAATTAGTTTTTCCGCAAATAATTTTTTCTATAGCGGTTAAAACATCTTGTACTTTGAATTGGTGCTTTTCATCCTCACAATCTTCTATTTTTATTGGAGTGTCTAAGGTCAAGTCTTTAACCCATGCACAACAGCCCTCATGCTCATAGTTTTGGTCTGGTAGATAGTAGCCATCTTCATCTTCCTCAATGTCTCCTATTGTGACGTAGTTAGCCCAATAGTAAGATCCTTGACCCATAGTGCAAAATAAACATTTGAGGTCATCTAAACTAATGTCAAATTGATAGTTGACGTTGCAAGTAAATTTTTGTTCTGTAATTGTTGTCATTGGTCTGATTAATAATAAATTTGGAAAAAAAAATGGGTGAAATTATTCACCCAAGTATGCGTCAACTAATTCTTTGTATTCAACAGAACCCTCGACTAGTTGCTGTGGAGTAATTGCAGATACAGTTGAGCTAGACATGAAAGCATTGATAAATGCATCTTTGTTAGCTTTGCCTTTGACATCTCTGTAATCAACGCCAAGCATTAAATCGCTAAATACAACAAATGCTCTTTTTGCTTCTGCTTTAGTACGCTTGAGCAATCTTGCATAAGTACCTGCGTGTGTCATAAACCATGTACTAGCCTGTTCATGAATTTCGCTAGGTGTGAAAGTTTCAGTAGTCATTGTTAATAGAAATTAGTAATGTACTCTCTTAGTGTGGCAGTTAATGCAACATATGTCAAGTAAATAATTTCAGAACATTGCTTTTTTAGTTATATTTATATATATTTTGTTTAATTTATAGTTCCTAAATGACAGCAATTACTCAGGTTACTCGATCTTATATTGCTGTAAATGATCAAGGTTACAGAATTGGTGAAAGCCATCATCAAAATACAATTCCAGATATTGTTGTAGACGCAATTAGGGAGTTGAGAGAAGACTTTGATCTTGGCTATGGAACTCTTAGCACTATCTTTTCTTTACCAAGGGGGACAATTGCAAAAATCTGTAAATACCAAATCAGGGGGCAAACTCCAGACCGTTGGAAAACAATCTACAAAACTAGGACGGCCTACAGAGAAACCTGATCCTGTAATTGTAAATGAAATTATAGATTGGATTGCTCATGGTAATACTTTGAGGTCTTACTGTCGCTTGAAAAATAAACCAAATTGGAGAACTATTTATAACTGGTTGGAAAAAGATGATGGAGACTTTATCGCACGCTTCGCACACGCACGAGACATGGGTGCAGACGCAATAGCGGAGGAGTGCTTGGAGATAATAGATGCTCCTCCTCCTTTGTGCGGTTCTGAGGGTAATACAAGGCTTGATCCGGCAGCAGTACAAATGCAGAAGAACAGGGTAGAAGCAAGGTTAAAGTTGTTGGCAAAATGGAATCCTAAGAAGTATGGAGAGAAAGTAGGAGTTGAAGCAGGTGGATCTATATCTCTGAACATTTCAACAGGCGTTCCACAAACGTGAAACAACCGTTAATAAAGCTTGATTACACACCTCGGACTTGGCAAAGAGAATGCCATCTAAAGAAACAAAGGTTTAGTGTTTACGCATTACACAGGCGATCAGGCAAGACAGAACTGGCCATTATGGAGCTAATTGATAAGGCCATGAAGACAGACAAGGAATTAGCCATGTTTGTCTATGTTGCACCGTTCCTGAGACAGGCAAAAGCGATTGCATGGGCAAGACTAAAACAAAAGATAGAACCATTGCGTAGGACATCTGTAATCGACATCAACGAGGGTGAACTGTCGGTAAGGTTTAAACACAATGGAGCGATCATCAGATTGTTTGGTGGAGATAATCCTGATGCTATGCGTGGATTACGTCTGGACGGCATAGTCATGGACGAGGTCGCACAGTTAAAGAACGAGCTATGGACAGACATAGTGCAGCCGGCTCTTTCTGACCGTCTTGGTTGGTCAATCTTTATCGGTACACCTAGTGGCATTAACTTGTTCTCTGAGTTGTATTACAAGGCCATAGACGAGGACGGATGGACAGCATCAAGGTACACAGTATTTGACACAGATAGCTTGCATCCAGATGAGGTGACTCGTCTTAAACGTGATATGAGTGAGACATCATTTGCTAGGGAATATTTATGTGACTTTTCTGCACAGGGTGATGACCAGTTGATCGCATTAGCAGATACCGAGGATGCAGCTAAACGTGTATACCAACGTGACCATGTCAGGCTGTCACCAGTAGTGCTTGGTATCGACCCTGCAAGGTTTGGTGATGACCGATCTGTAGTGTTCCGTAGGCAAGGTAGGCAAGCATTTAAGCCTGTTGTATATCGAGGTATAGACAACATGGAACTAGCAGCCAGAGTAGCCAACCTGATAGAGGAGCATGACCCAGATGCTGTGTTTTGTGACGCAGGTGCAGGTAGTGGTGTAATTGACAGACTAAGGCAGTTAGATTATGACGTCATCGAAATACCGTTTGGTGGCAAAGCAACAAAACCAGAGCAATACATTAACCGTAGAAGTGAGATGTGGTGGTTAATGAAACAATGGATAGAAGAAGGTGGTGCAATACCTAACGATGTAGCCCTCAAACAAGAGTTAGCTACACCGATATATTGGTACGACAATGTAGGTAGGCGTGTATTAGAAAGTAAAGATCAAATTAAGAAAAGATTGCAGGGAGCAGGGTCACCAGATTTAGCTGATGCACTAGCTCTAACCTTTGCCCTTCCAGTAGCCAAGAAAGTGCCAGAGGATATATACATTAAAAGACGTAAAGCAGCCACACAAAAGACGGATTATGACCCATACAAAGTTATCTAATTTTGTTCGTATAGCAAAAGGTTTAGATGTAAAACCATTGCTCCAATTGTTAGACAATAAACCAGAGTTATGGAAGGAGATAGAGACACGCCAAAAGTTTACAGGCTCACCACATAAAGACACAGAGTCGATATACGTTAGAGGACCACTAAAAATGAGTGCATATTACGTCTTATGGGATACAGGATCATACGATTATCCGTGTATGGAATATTTAAAACCTGCACTTGTGCCATTAATGCGACCAATACTAGAAAAGTTAGAAGTTGAAGACATGGGTAGGTTGCTTATTGTTAACTTAAAACCTAGTGGCCATGTAACAAAACACAATGATCAGGGCACATATGCGGATCACTACAGCAGATTTCATCTTGTACTTAAATCTAACAAATGGTGTAGCCAAACTTGCGGTGATCAAGAGCAAAAATTTGAGGTTGGTGAGGTTTGGTGGTTTAACCATAAAGAACTACACACAGCACACAATGTTGGCATGACAGACAGAGTGCATATAATATTTGATTGTGTAACTAAATATCCACTATGACGAGTGTGACCGTAACTCCTGATAGTACCGCTACTGTAAACGAAAGTAGAGTACCTAAAACAGAAATTAGACTCTGCACGTTAGATGAATTTAAGGTATTAGCAGAACCATTGTTTGAAGAGCATTACGAAGAGATTGCTCGCAACAAACAGGTAATGAAGCTAAAACCAAACTGGCCAATGTATGAGTCAGTAGACAAGAACGGATTCTTGTTTATTTATCTAGCAATGCAAGGCGATGTCTGTATTGGTTATTCTATGAATATCATCATGCATCATTTTCATTATGCTGATCTAAGAGTTACCCAGAATGACGTTTTGTTTGTCAAAAAAGAATTCAGAGGTGGGCGATTAGGATTGCGTTTGTTAAAGGTCACAGAAGATCATGCAAGATCTGAAGGCTGTAAACTGATGCTATGGCACGCTAAAGAAAACACCGCTTTAGCAAAGCTACTACCAAAGCTAAAATATGGTGTACAAGAAATTATGTATTCTAAGGAGATTTAAACGATGGTAGTATCAGCGGTTATTGTAGGAGCAGCTACTGTTGGATCGCAGTTATATGCATCGCATCAACAGAAAAAACAACAACAGAAACAGTTAGCATTGCAACGACAAGCAAATGAAGACGCAAGACAAAGAGCAAAAGAAGCGTCTGATCGTGCTGATATTGAATTTAACAAGGCTAATAGAAGAAGGGCTGACGTTAGTGCTATTACAAAGAAAGAAGAACAGGCAGCTATGGCCGGACCTGCCGGAACATTACTTACTGGTGTACAAGGTGTAGATAGTAGTCAATTAAATCTAGGTGGCAACACTTTACTTGGTGGATAATCAATGAAAACAAAACGTGCTGACTTGTTAACAAGGTGGGGTCATCTTAGATCAGAAAGAGCTACATGGTGGTCACATTGGCAAGAAGTGACAACATATTTGTTACCAAGAAATGGACGTTATTTTCAGCAAGATAGAAACAAAGGCCATAGAAGACATAACTCGATATACGACAATACTGGTACTAGAGCGTTAAGAACGCTAGGTGCTGGCATGATGGCAGGTGCGACATCCCCTGCAAGACCTTGGTTTAGACTTGGAACGGCTGATCCAGAGTTAAATAGATATACACCTGTAAAGTTATGGCTAAATGACGTTACAGAACGTATGCAATTAGTGTTTCAAAAGTCTAATACATACCGAACATTACACAGTATTTATGAAGAATTAGGAGCATTTGGTACAGCAGGTTCTATTGTCCTTCCTGATCCCAAAACAGCTATACATCATTACCCGGTAACTATTGGAGAATACGCAATAGCTACGGATTATCAGGGCAGAGTTAATACTTTGTACAGAGAATTTCAAAAAACAGTAGGAGAACTGGTAAGAGAGTTTGGATATAAGAACTGTTCAACGTCCGTTAAAAATCTGTTTGACAGGGGTAACCTTGATAGCTATGTAACTGTGATACACGCTATAGAACCAAGAGATGATAGAGAGCGTGACTTTCAGAAAAAAGATAATACCAACATGGCATACAAATCTTGTTACTTTGAAATGGGTGGTGATGGCGAAGATGTGTTACGAGAAAGTGGATATAAAGAATTTCCGGCTGTAATACCTAGATGGGGCATAGCAGGTGGCGATATTTATGGTAATTCACCGGGAATGGAAGCATTAGGTGACATAAAACAGTTGCAACATGAGCAATTACGCAAGGCACAAGGCATTGATTACCAAACAAAGCCACCGTTGCAAGTACCTAGCTACATGAAAAACAGAGATGTAGACAGTTTACCGGGTGGAGTTACGTTTATTGATGGGGCACAGGGCAAAATTGAGACAGCTTTTAATGTAAATCTTAATTTAAATCATTTATTAGCAGACATACAGGACGTAAGGCAGCGTATTAACGGTAGTTTTTATGCTGATTTGTTTTTAATGTTGGCAAATGCTACCGATACAAGGATGACAGCGACAGAAGTAGCAGAACGTCACGAAGAAAAACTGCTTATGTTAGGTCCAGTATTGGAAAGATTGCATAATGAATTGCTTGATCCGTTGATAGACAATACATTTAACAGAATGGTAGAAGCCGGACTAGTGCCACCTGCTCCAGAAGAAATGCAAGGCATGGAATTAAACGTAGAATTTGTATCTATGTTGGCACAAGCACAACGTGCTATTGGTACAAATAGTGTTGATAGGTATGTAAACAGTATGGGTATGATTGCACAGATGAAACCTGATGTTTTAGATAAATTTGATTCAGATGCATGGGCAGATGGATATGCAGATATGCTAGGCGTAGATCCTAAGTTAATTGTCGGAGGTAAACAAGTAGCAAAAATACGTCAAGAAAGAGCAGCACAGCAACAAGCAATAGCAAAAGCAGAAGCAGAACAACGTGCTGTAGATAATGCAGTTAAATTAAATGATTCAAAAACTGGTGATCCATCTATGATGGATATGATGAACCAGTTTAGTGGTTACAATTCACCATCACCATTGGAGGTATAAATGGGTAGAAAAAACATTACAACGCCAGATAACATCAGATTTGGTGATTTGCCGGCAGAAACACGAATGAAAATTTTAAAAATGCAAGAAGAAGCAAGAAAGAAAGAAGAGAATAGAAAATTAAAATTGTTGTATAACAAATCAAATATGTAATTTGTATTATGACTACTAAAAAACAAGGTGCAGAACAAATTATTCCTAATTTTCAAAAAAACAAAATTAGGTTAATACAAGCAAAAATAGAAGGTGATATGGCTACTCCAAAAGATCTTAAAGATCTAGAAAAATTAAAAAAACTTTACCCTTCAATGTTTTAATTATGAAAAACCAAGGATTATGGGCAAACATTCACGCAAAGCGTAAAAGAATTAAAGCAGGTTCTGGTGAAAAAATGCGTAAGCCGGGTTCTAAAGGAGCACCAACAGCTAAAGCATTAAGAGATAGTCAAAGTAAAAAGGCATAAGGTGTGACCGTAACCCAGTTATGACTAGATATATTGATGTATGAGTGAATACAATCCTCTCGACCTCAAGAGTCAACAAAAAACCAAAGACAATAAAAAGTCTGAGGAAAGAATTGACCGCCAAAATGAAGAGTCGGACATCAAATGGCTGATGAGCAGCAAGAGGGGTCGCAGATTTATCTGGAGACTTCTGGAATTGGCAGGTGTATTTCGATCATCGTTTAACACCAACGCAATGGCTATGTCATTTAGCGAAGGTAACAGGAACTATGGTTTGCAACTCCTTAACCAAATCCACACTCTCTGCCCCGAACTGTATCCGACAATGATCAAGGAGCAAAAAAATGTCAGAGATGCTGATGACGGAAGCCAACCAAACAAATGAAGGCGATACGCAGCAGCCAGTAGACGCACAAACAGAAGCGACTACTGACACCCAGCAGCAAGCTGAAGGTGTACAGGATCAACAAGTTTCGGATGAAACCCCTGTTGAAAGTGAAACTAGCGAATCAGAAACACCGGAAGGTGCTCCTGAGAAATA